ACATAAAAACCTATGCCCCTCTTATAAAAGAAAACGGATTAATGCTATTCCACGATTATACATGGGAAACAGTAAAAAAAGGTCTAGATTATTGTGAAGAAAAAAAATACATACAACATTTAACAGATATTGATGACTTAGCAATATATAAAGTTATATAATAATAAAAGCCTCACATTTTTGTGAGGCTTTTATTTATTACCGATACATTAATGTAGTATTGTTTTTTGTTTTACCTTTTAATTTCAAACATAATGTAGTAGGACTTAATCCAATACTTTTAGCAGCTTCAGTTAAACTTTTATATCGAATATTTGTTTTTGTATCCAATATTTCTCTTTTACAATCATTACTTAATCTTCTTTTTAATTCATCCTTTTTTATTTCATTATCAATAATATTTTCATCTCCTTTAAATAAAAAAATAAACCCTTTTATTATTTTTACCTTATACTTACAAGACTGAATAATATTACTTCTATTTATATTTAGAATACGAGCAGCTTCTCTTGTATGGTTAAATTCTTGAATAAATTTTCCATTTAAATCGAACTGTAAAACAAATTTTCTTCTTTTTTGAGAACGTTCTAATAACATCAATCTTGTTTTTTCATCTCTTTTCTTGCCTATTTTACTTTCAGATATTTTTCTTCTTGCTTCATCATTTAATATTGTCGGGTTTCTAAACTTAAATTTTTCTAAGGTTTCTGGCTTATGCTTATACCCTAACATACTATTGGCTATTGGATTTGTATTATAACCATTAATACCAAAAGGATTTAAGGTATCTAAATAATACTGCTCTCTTTCTGTTAACTTATTTAAATCATCAACTATTTCAATTATTTCAAATATCAAAGAAACCACTCCATATTTATTAACAAACATTTGAAGTTGTGGGGATGGATGCTTCCCTTTTATTAAAGAACTTTTATGTGAAGCTACTCTATAATAAAAGTTTTTTGCACTTCCAATATAAAATTTTTCATTTTTAGTCGTAGATATTTTATAAATACCCGACTTGTACCAATTTTCTTTTTCTAATTTAAAAATCATAATTTTAATTTATTTTATTACGGTACAAATATATTAAATATTTTTTAATAAAAAAAATCCCACATTTTATTGTGGGATTTTTAACATATAAACTATTGATTTTAAACACCTTGAAAAATCGCAAAACCATTTGCTCCGAAGGTGCGTTGCCCATAATAGCCGATTTGCGTAAACGTACGTTCCATAGTAGTCGTTTTATTTTGCATTGCAAAACCGCCTGTTTCAAAGGTCATAACCCTATCTCCATTTGGTTGTCTTTGCCATACAATTTGGAACGCAGGATAGCTTTCTCCGTTTTTACCTACATTTTGTCTTTGTGGAATAAACAAAGAGAAATTTTGGTAGTTTGAACCACTTGTACTTACAGGTCTTTTATAAACCATAGAAGTAGAGAATTGTGGATTCAAGAAGAAATGCCATGTAATATCATTCATGCGGAATGTATCGAAACCATAAGCAGCAGCAGCTTCTTTAGAACCACCAACAGATTCCCAACTTACTAAGTCGTAAGTCTGTTTGAAAGTAGTAAATAAGAATGTGTCAAATGCTTGTTTAGATTGCAAATCCATCAATCCATGATATTCACTTGCACCACCGTAATAACGTAATTGACGAGCCAATGCTTGGAAGTCAGCGATAGTAGGCGCACCTGCATTGTATTGAACAGTTGAACCACCTGCTTGAACGTAAGGGATTACACCTTGTGTACCATTTGTAGCACCGCCACCTGTGTTAGTGGTGATACCTGTATTAGTTACTTGTACACCTTCCATTAATTTCCAGAATTGGTCGTTCAACCAACGCTTATTAACTTCATCAACGGCAATATCACGATAGTAAGGTTGTCCGTTAATGAGTTTAATTTCTTGCTTTTCCATGTGTGCAATATCAGTAATTGCAAAGTCATCTCTATGTTCTGTAACATAGTTTATGATTTTATCCCACAATGGAGAAATACCATTTAAACGAGTAGAACCTTCACCTACGTTAGTTGCACCTCTAAAAAGGATTAAATCACCTGCATTGATGTAACTTGAATTTGTACCTGCTGATGCAAGGTTTACACTTGCGTTCAATGGTCTTAATACTGCTGTATGAGCATTAGGAGTTGAAGTGTTTACAGATACGATTTCAGCTAATTGACCAGAAGAATCAATCATTACAGTTTCACCTGCTCTGATAGGGGAACGATTACCATTTTCATAATAATCACCTGAACCTACTTGAACTGTAACAGAAGCACCTGCTCCTGTTGAAGATACTTGCGATGCAACTGCAAAAGATTGATGTAATTGTCTTTTTTCGTAATGATAAAACTGATGGTTATCAGTATAATCGGTATCCATAAATTTACCTAACGACATCATTACTAATGCGTAGTTTTCATTACCGTATTTGTAAACCAAATCCTTTACATAAGAACGGTCATTTGAGTTTAAATCGTTCAATAAGATAGGATATGAGAATGATGATGTAGCTATACCACTCTGTGAGTATGCTGGGCTTGTTGTTGCCATATTAATAAGAGTTATATTATTTTTTTAACTTGATATTGGGGTAACAGAAACCCAATAATATCACTCTTAGGATTTTACTCTATTAGAGCAAGGTTGCTAAGAAACCTATATTGTTTCGGGGTCTATGCCTGTTTTTTGCTTAATATAAGAAGCGGGGAATCCTCTCCAATTCAAATCTTTAGCTTGTTCAGTCATATCAGATTGTATCAAAGGTGGCTCACCTGTTTTTGTACCTGTAACTTTAATGTTCTTATCTTTCTGTAATTTGGAAAGAAAGCCTTGATTAAAGCCTTCGGCTGTGGCAGCCTGTAATAATTTTGATACGTTTCTGTTTATATACATATCTCTTGCAAAGGCTTTTCTATCGAAAATGCCATCTTTGAAATATGTAGCTAAAATTACCGCATCTGGATAATCGCCTATTTGTTCTTCAAACTTTTGAAGTTGCTTTTCATCAAGTTTTACTTTACCTTGAACCTTAGCACCATTCTTTTCATTTGAATATTCAAACGGTATATCTATTGCACCAAAAGTATTATCCAACTGTTTTAAACTTTCAGCAAATGCTACTACTGACTTGGCAGCATCGCTATTTAAGTCTGAGACACTCCCTTGCGCTTCGGGATTGGTTGGTACTTCTAATGCGGGTAATTGTACTTGTTCTGCTTTTTGATTGAAATAGTTTAAGGCATCATTTTTTACCTTATCCAATTTGGTTGCAGCTTCTTTCTTAGCAATGCTTAAATCTATTTCATCATCAAAAGAATTTTCATCTACTCCGTAATTTTTTTGATAATATCTATCAACTTCACTTTCTGTCAATGTTGGTATTTGCTCTTTAATATAAGCCTTTACAACATTTTCAGTTGGTTGATTTGCTAATGTTTTAGCAAACTGTTTTTTACCAAAATAATCAGCTAATTCATCTTCTTTACCTGCTATGATAGCTTCGTAAATTTTTTTAGATGTTTCATTAGCAAATTGCGGAGCAGACTGTTCTGTCGCTTTATTTAAAAGAACTTCAATATCTTCCCACTTTTCAAACTTACCACCACTTTTTTCTTTGATATAACTTGAAATATCTAAAGTAGGTTGTTCTACTGTTGTAGCCTCTACTTTTATTTCATTTTCTACTATTTCAGAAGATTTGCTTTCTTCTGTTGAATTTTCTGTTTTAGTTTCTACCGTTTCATATGAAACGTTTTCGGATTTTATACTATCCCAATTAGAAACAGGGTCAAGAAACTCTTGTTTTTCTTCTGTAATAACGGTTTCTTTCGTTTGAACAGGTACATCTAATTCTACCATAACTGTTATTTTAAAATTGTAGGTTTACTAAACTACTATACAAAAATATGAATGTTTTTTATATTTAACAAAATTTTATGATTTAGCCAATAGATTGACCTTGTTGTGGCTGACCTTGCTGTCCTTCTTGTTGTTGTTGGGCGGCAGCTTGTTGCTGTGCTTGGGCTTGTTGCTGCGCTTGTTCTTCTTGTTCTGGTTTAATAACAGATTGTTTTATTACATTTTGAGACAAGGCATCAACTAAAGGTTTTAATGTTTCAGGTATAGGGTTGCCTGTTTCTATTGATTTTAAATAAGCGTCTTTAACTAATTTAATCATTTCTTCATAAGCCCTACTATCACCTTTAACCTTTTCTATGTACGCTTCTCCTTCTGCTTTTGCTTTTTGTAAATAAGCGTCTGCCTGTGCCTTCATTTGTAATGATTGCTGCTGAACTTGTGCATTTATTTGAATATCATGCTGTGATTTCTGTTGCGCCCTTTCCATTGCTTTCTTTTCTGCATTTTCAATGAAAATAATCGCTTCTTTTACATCATCATAATCCCTTAATATCATTGCTTGACTAAGTGTAATAATTTGTTCTTTTAATGCAACTGAAATCATTTCTTCCAACTTTGCTTTATTTTCCGCTTTACTTGACATATCTACATTAACATCAAATGTAGTATCAATCATATCTGAACTTATATTTTGCATTTCTTTAAAAGAACTTGCTTCAAATACCATTATATCCCATAACTTATAAGTTAGCTTTTCTGCTATCATACTTACAAACCATAGATAGTGCATATATAAAAATTCAGTTGCTTTATTCGCTGCTTGAATTTGATTTTCGCTCACTTTTGCGCCTCTTTTTGCTGCGACAGAACCGCCTAAAAAATCATTATTTACACCAAATTCATCATTTAGATTTTGTAATTCAAAATTATAAAGTTGAATAAGTGTATTTATTTGAGCAACATTTCCCGAATTAGGATAGTTTGATATTGGTGGGTTTCTTTGACCATCTAAACCCGTTCCTGTTGTATCTCCACTATCCCAATAAACTCTACCTGTTTGAGATTTAATTTGCAAAATTTTTAATGGTTCAAGCGTATTTCCTTGACCTACCGTAACCTTTGTTAATCCAGAAACATCAATTAATGTTCCATCGGCTTCCATTAAAGAAACCATTTGAGCAATCTTTAATTTATACAAAGCCATTGCTCGAACATTTGATATTCCTCTTTCTATTAAGGAAGGTTGATAAGTACCATCATTATTAGGTATGCAAATAGTATATGAAAAGAAAACATCAACACCATTTTGATATGGTCTAATCATATTTTCTTGAATATCCCAATCTAACATAACATCAGTATCTACCGCCCATGTACCACAATAAATATTATATCTTTCATCTTCAATAGGTTCTCCCTTCATTTCTTGGTTACCATTAGGGTTTGGCTTTCCCTTTTTGGGAACTACTATTGTATTTCCGTATTGATTTTCAGTTTTAACGTAATGGTTTTTATCAATACTCTTAACTTCAAAATCCAATACTATAAATGAATAATTATCGTATGGTCTTGTATAAGAATATACATAGCTGTCATACCATGTAAGAGGTTCGGCTTGTTTTAAACCCTTTTGACTTCTTTCAGCTAATAAAAACCATTGTTTTTCTGTAACTTTTGGATATTGCCTTCTGGCTTCTTCTATTGTTATAGGGTACGCTTCCCCTATAAAAGAAACATCTTCCCCAACAGCACTTTCAAAAATATTATAAAATGTTCTTTCGGGTTTACATCTTCTGATTTTAATTCTATTGGCAAGTGTTTTAGAATGAGAGTTTACAACTTCAATCTTAGCTGCCATTAAATTAGTTTCTATTTCATCAATTAAAATCTGTCTTTTAAAATCCCCATCAAATTTATTGTTTTTGAAAATTTGTTTAATCGTTTTTTGAATAAACATTTCTTCTGGAGTTCTGTATTTTGTTTTAAACCAAATATCAATTTCATCTTCATTTTGAGGCATGAAGCCCTTTTCTAATTGTTGCCCTGATAATTGTTGTAATTGATTGATTACTTCTTTATTCCTTAACCGATACTTAGCTTCTACTTTTTCTTTTTCTTTAAATTGCTGAGATAGTATATCGGTTGCTTTTACGGAAGGTTCTTCATCCCTATCCATAAAACCACCAATTAAAGATTCTTCGTATTTTGGAAGTATTTTAGCAATAGTCCAATCAATATTAATGTAAGATTGATTTCCTTCTACATTTAATAAATCTACAAATTCTGTATGAGTAATTTTACCTTGTGCGTATTGGCGATTTGTCTGCCAATTACTGTTTCTTATTTGATAATAGGAGTTGTAAGACGTACTAACATTAGCCCACATGGATTTAGCCAAGCGTAAGCCATAATCCTTTTTTAACTTTTCACCTTGCTTGTCAAATTGTATTTGCAGGATTTCTTCAAACCTGCCATGCTCTAAAGTTTCAGCCATTTTTGCGAACTTTTGCTCAAAGATACAAAAATTTATATTAAATTTAACAAATTCAATTAACTATACTTTAATCTTGGCTTTACTTCAAATGTTCTAATTATACCTTTTAAATTATTTTGTTGTGGTTTTTCTTTCATTTCACCACAAATATTTAATAACATCAACATAAATCCAACCAAAGTATCATATTTTGTTCTTTTCTGCAAATCTGGTTGAAACTTCTCTGCTTCTTCTAATAATTGTATGTAATTTATTTTATGACAATATTTTTCAAAATAAATTTGTGCAAGTTCAAGTTGTTTAGCCCACACAAACGGGTCTCCTGACGATGTTGTTGTTATATTTTTTAATGCAGAATTTCTGCTAAAATCTATTGCCAATAAAGGTTTTTTACCCAACATGGGTAAACAATTTAAATTCATAGGATTTTGCATCCTATTAGAGAAAAATTTAATATACTCTTGTGTGGCATCTTTTTCAACTGTAATAGTGCAACCCCAATATAAAGATGCCATTAAAACTTCTTCCCAAAAAGTATCAGTTAATTTAGGTCTGCCAATATAAAAAGCAACGGGTACACCGCCTTCATTTTTATCATCTTTTGAAATATCCAATTTACTTCCAATCCATACAACACCTTTAGAACCTAATTGTTCGGTACTATCAAATCTAAAGGTATCACAACCGCCACCATAAGTTAATGTATTTAATGGTTTTACTATTTTTTTCTCCCAATCAATTTCAAATTGATTAGGTTTTTTAGGTAATTCATACACTAACCAATTACCATGTTCACTATCTTCAAATTCTACATTAAAATCTATTACTTCGTCTCCACTTGCACCTATAAAAGAATTTTTCTTTAATACTAATTTACCCCTTCTTAATGGAACGGGGTTGTTAATTAACCATTGTTTTCTTTCTTTTATATTATCTAAATTAAATGGAGAGTAACTATTGCCAAAATCCCACATATCATCTTCTATAATAGGAAATTTTCTTTTAAAATCTGATTTTTGTTCATCAGATTTCATTTTCGCAAATTCATCTTCTAAGTATTTTTTAGCACCTTTTTTTAAGTTTTCAATGGGTACTCTTTCGGATTTATTAGGTATTTCTTGTTGTTTTCTATATAAATAATCTAAAGTTTTTTCATCTGGCGGTTCTATTACAGAATAACCATATTCATCAACAAATCCATCTAACCCATCATAAGCGGACTGAAAATATTTTACCATACCTGTTGAAGTAGCATATTTGCCATTTTCAAATTGATTACTTCCATCCCATAATTTTTTAAAATTTTCTCCCCCTTTTTGTGGTGGGTTTACAGTAGTCGGAGCATATATAAACCCCACTTTTCTTGCACCTATCTTTACACATTCTTTTACTACTTCAAAATATCTTGTTATATCAATTTTTTCCCACTTACCCCACTCATCTCCTAAAAGAAATGACAACCTCATTGAATCATAACTATTCAACATAGTAGCCATATAATCAATAACACTATTTAATCCTTCTATTTTTCTGTATTGGGTATCACCTCTTTTTGGTGTTTCTATGAAGTGAAGTTTCTTTTTATTAGTTCCACTTGTATCTAATCTTGGTCTTAAAAATTCGGGTAAGTTAAAAAATCCTACTAATATCATACCTTGATATAGCTTTTCAGCATAATCATCATTCATGGATACATTCCCATAATTCTTATTTTTATTAAATGTAGCTATTTTAGTACCTATACAAGTTCCTTGAGAACTCGCACCTTCTCTACGTTTTTTACCACGAACTATGCCTATTATTTCGGGGTCATTGTAACATTCATCAAAAAATAAAAAAAATCTTCTATCACAATCCCTATATTCTGCTTTTAGTCCATTTTCTAATGTCCAATAGTTCAAATAATAATAATAAAATCCCGTCAAATAAGTAGGAAGATTATTATTAATAAACCAATATCCATTTTCACATCTATCTATTTCTTGATTAATAAATTTTAATTGTTCTGGATTATATATAGCCCTTCCATCTGTATCTCTTTCGGGATTTTCAATAGATTTTGGTATTGAGGTACGCACAAACTTATTATCCCCCACTACCAAATTTTCTGGCGGTGAGGGATAATTACATTCTATACCGTATATAAATTCTGTCGGCATTAAACTAAATTAGCATTTGGCTTTCTTTGTTTTAATTCATTGTATAAAGCCCTTAAATTGTTAGCAAATGTTAAACCATCTTCTGTTAAAGAGAATGAAGCTAACCATTCATAAGGTTCTGAATTATTAGGCATTTGAGCAATAAATGTTTTTGTTTTATTCCATTTTGCTGTACCACCATCAAATGTAATTTCACCATGTTCAGCCAATGTTCTTATTTCATAAACGGCTCTTATCTTAGGGTCGTTAAATGAATTTAAGAATGTTTCAGGATTTGTTAATGCGTATTCTTTATAATCCCATTTAATAGCATCCCAATCCCTATCTAATCCGTCTGGTGTTTTTAATGGTATATTTAAATATTTAGCGTGAGGTATTAATTCAGCTTGTCTTGCAGTGTGAGCAAGTTCGTATGCTTTTTCTTTTCTCTGACCTTTTTCTACCTTTGCTTTATCCATGTAGCTAAAGTCAATTAATTCAAATGTGGCATCTATATTTTTTAATGACCTTACATTTGGATGCTGCGGAGCGCATTGGCTCATAAATCTCAAGAAATTATAAAGATTTTTTTCTGAATTTTTAACTCTTAATTCACCCCGATTAAATGTTAGCTTTTCTCTGATAACAGGGTTATCTAAAATCTGATGTCTTTGACCATCCACTCTTTCTGTTACACCTTTTTGTTCATCCACAAATATGCTATTCATATTTGGGATATATCGCAATCTTCTAACTTCAAAATAATTATGGTCTAATGGTGCTTCTTCATCTACTCCATAAGGTATGGGT